GTCAATATGTATCCCGACGACGCTGACGCGCACCAGCTGGTGTCGATGGGTGCTGGTGGCGACGGAGATGCTGCCAGACGGGGCGTGTTGAAGATCCTCGCCACCGATGACGGAACAAACAATTCGATTGCGATGGGATCTGTCGGTGGCTTAAGTTCCGATTTCAACATTTTTACGCGCCATCCCACCACTGGTCTTGGTAGGGTCATTCTGCGTATAAAGGGCGACGGATCGACTGAAGCAACTGGGGCATTTTCAAAAGCGAGTGGGAGCTTTAGAATCCCTCACCCGATCTGGCCTGCGACTCACGACCTAGTGCATAGTTTCGTGGAATCGACAGACACGTTGCTCCTGTATCGGGGTGTCGCAACGGTGGATGGTACAGAGACAATCGATCTCGATGCCTATCTTGATTTGGTTGATGATACGTGGGATGCCCTAACGCGAGACCCACAGGTATGGGTGAGTAATGCCTCTGGGTGGGAACAGGTGCGTGGCACCGTGACTGATGGCATCTTGACGCTCGAAACCCAAGACCCGACTGCGACTGGGGTTGAGGTAAATTGGCTTATTGCGGCTGAACGGCAGGACGATCATATTAAGGAAACAAACTGGACGGACGATGATGGGAACCCCATTCTTGAACCACTGAAGCCCCTGTTTAGTACCGTTGCACCTCCGACATTTGAGGAGAGCGTTGGTGACATCTATCCAGACATCGAAGTTGAGGACACAACGCCAGTGGCACCAGAACGATATCCGGCATTCCGCTTCACGGACGAGAACGGGAACACAATTACGGAAGACGAAACCGATGAAGATATCATTTGATTACAAAGTGGCGTTCTTTGGATTACTTACTGTGCTTGCACTTGCATGGGCAGGGTATGCGGAATACCGTATCCAGACATTCCAAACAACACCTGCCATGGAATGGTTGTTCGCAGAGACAAACATTCGGAATACAGAAGGCCAAGCCCTCACTCGGGCGCAGATGCTTGATCAGGTAATGCAATCGGCGTTGGAAAATACGGCTGCTCAACAGCAGCCTCTTCCAAATGAAGAAGAGTAATGCTGACCTTTAAGGATATTCAAGATCAGGTCCTGCTCCTCTGGGATTCTCCGGGGGAGACAGGAAACTTTCTGACCATCGTGAAGAATGCAATCAACGACTCTCATGCAGAGCGGTGTAATGCACAACGGTGGAGCTTCATGCTGTGGGAGGATGTCCTCACCTTTACTACTGTAAGTGGCACCTTGAACTATCGTCTTCATCCACTCTTCCACAGGTTCCACCGTGTTTACAATACGACTGATACGCACAAGATGGTAGAAGTACCACCTCGTGAATATTATGAAGCTCCCGAGACCAAGTTCCATTTCCACATGGTGGAACCCTCCCCGGTGGCGGCAGATTTGGCATCGGCGGGGACGCTCTCCATGGTGAGCAACTCAGCGTCAGACACGACACCAACGCTCATATTGCGGCTTATTGATAATGATACTGCTTCAGGTTTGGTCGGCACGGGTGAGATATCGGAAACGCTCACCGCCAACGGTACGTCTACCGTGACGACAGCAGCGAGCACCAGTAAGATACTGTCAGTGACCAAAGGGGGAACATGGGTAGGGACGATGACGCTCCGGGATGCAGACGGCAACATCTTACTCACCCTGTCACCGACAGAGTATGGAAAGGTCTACCCCCAGATTCGCCTCCTCAAAGACCCAGAGCAAGCCGATACTATTGAGTATCGCTTTTACCGTCGCCCGAGGATTCTGTCAGCGGATTACGACATTCCAGATATTCCATATCCCTTCAGTCGGATTCTCATCTGGGACACCCTGCTCCTGCTTGCGTCTTATGACGAAGCGAAAGAACCGGGGATGTGGGTGGAGCAACGTCGGCAGTGGGACAAGAAGCTCGCGGATAACTATCTCGAAGGCCAAGCCCTTGGTGGGCGTGTGCGGCAAGTGCGTGATGTCACGATGAGATAACGATGCAATTCCGAGAGACCTTCAAGAGTTGGCCGCGAGGCGTGGTGAGTGCTGGTCGCCCAGACCGGATTCATGCGGAGTCTGCGACGGATGCGACCAATGCCGCATTGGTGCATATCACCGGCTCACCGGTCACTGCCGTGCCACAGAAGCGGTTGGGATGCAGTATCCAAACTGCTGCGGGAGTTACCGGGAATGCGTCGATTCTTGGGTTGGATTGGTTTCGACGACGGAGTGGCGCGACATATACCGATTACTCACTTGCGGCGAGTAGTGGTGGGCGTTTGGATAAGTTGGCAGGGAGTGCCTGGGCACAAGCCGATTCAGGCACAGCAGCGTGGGCCACGAATGATGCCGATGGTATTCCGTCGATGGAGACCATGAACAACTTGTGGTTCATTGTCAACGGGGCAGACCAGAAGAAGTTCGATGGCACGAACATTACAAATTTTGGAATCGCCGCACCCGCCGCACCAACCGAAGCGGTGCTCGGAGATTCAGGGAATCTGAATGGCACCTATCAATTTAAACTTACCTATTACAACAGCAACACTGGACACGAGAGTTCCGCGAGTCTAGTCAGCGATGACTGTGTAGCAAGTAGTAAAAAGGTGACGGTGAGTTGGGTTGCTCCCGCAGGGGTTGATGAACAGGTTACGCATGTGCGCGTGTTCGTGCGCGAGACCAGCACCCAGTCAACGTGGTTCCGGTTAAACGCCGAAGCCGATGCGGTGTTGGATGGAGGAGCCTACGCAGCAGCGCATGGTGGGTGGGCTGTTATAGATGATGGAGCAGGGAGCATCCGTCTCGATATCACCACAGCGTCGATCAATGACCTGATTATCCAAGTGCCCGGTGAATCAGAGAATAACCCACCCTCAAGCAGTGCATCATCGATTACCAAGTATGCCTCTCGGATGTTCTATACCGATGGGGTGGATCTCTTCTACAGTAAGATTGGCTTCCCCGAAGCCTTTGATACGAGTGATTATGAACGGGTCAATCCTGATGATGGGCAGCGCATTATTGGCCTCCTCGCAGTGACAGAAGGCATGCTCTTTATTTTCAAAGAGCACTCGCTCTATGCCTTGCGAGGACTGGACCCGAACAGTTGGGAAATCAGACTCGTCAGTGAATCGATTGGCTTATCGGGTGTGCGGTCGTTTACAACACTCGATGGCATTGCCTACTGGTGGAGTCAGTCGGGACCCTATCAGTGGTCATCAGGAAAAGGTGTGCAACCGATTGGCTTCCCTGATGTGTCGGATAAGTTTGATGAGAGTAATGTAAGAGCAAACCTCTTGCACACTACTATCGTAAATAAGGATGTCGAGCGGCAGCGTATCTTCTTTGCCTATCCCCACGATACCGCGTCAGCACGGAACACGAAGCTCCTGGTGTATAACCATCGGCTTCAGGTGTGGGAAGGAACGTGGGACCCGATGGATATCAGTGCGTTAGGGAATCTTCCCGGCACCAACAACGCGCCGTTTTTACATATCGGGAATTACTCAGGTCGTTTGTTTCGGATGTGGGATGGAGCCGTCGATGGGGTGCGGTTGAGTAGCGGAGGCACGTTCTATACCCTTAGCGGGTCTCCATCTGAGACTTCGGGAGCAGCAACGCTGACCGATAGCACCGCGACCTTTGATACCGCGAACGATGGCTTAGACCAGTTGGTGGTAATTGCGATTGCCCCGGATGGCACCACCCAACGTCGGATTATCAGTTCAAGCACGGGCACCGTTTTGACGGTGACCGCGAATTGGTCACAGAAGCCTACGAGTAACTATACGTATGTGATTGCGGCCCCAGACTTTTCATGGTCGACCATCCACAGTGACCGGGTGCAGGGGCGGGATGGCTTGATGTTCTCATCCCCCTTTCGTCGGAAGCGCTACAAACAACTGTTGGTCTCAGCGCTGAGTGCAACGGGAAATGCCAATGTCGATGTGGATGTGCATTTGGATACAAGTGACACACGCGCTCTGTCAGTTACCGCATCGGCATCGGAGGTTTCTGGTGCGATCTTCGGCACAGCGATCTTTGACACGAGTGTCTTTGGTGAAGCGGGGGTTGCGACGATTAAGAAGCGAATTGGGCGTTCAGGACGAGCGATTGGGTTCGTCGTGCGAAATCGGGAACCGAACACACATATCTTGTTACTGGCCTTGTCCTATATGGGGACCTTGGTCTCGGAGAAATCATAATGAGTCAATTTCCAATTGGTGGTCCGTGGCACCAGCGTCCTCCATTTCCTCCACGGTGGCCTGTACCTGGACGTGAGGGACCGATTTTCGATGGACCTCCGCTCAATGACGATGGCACGAGGCCGATACCAAGAAGACCAGGTGGTCCTATGCAGCGCACGGGTCCCTATGTACCCCCACCGGGTATGCCGATTCCAGGGGGTCCGGGCGATCCAAGGACCAACCCACGAGCGGGTGGGATACCTGAGCCAATGGGAGAGCGGATGCTAGCCCCTGTTGAGGGACCGCCGTTGGTTGCCAACACACCACTGGCTAGACGCCCGATGTGGACACCTCCACCGTTACCACCAACACCATACCCAGTACCTCCGAACCAAGTAGGTGCTGCTCGATCACCGAGAGTACTGCCTCCTGAATTTGGAATGGCATTACGGCAGTACTTGATGAATAGGCGTGTGTAATGGCACTCGAACGTCAACCACCCGAGGACCGGCAGGACCACTTGCCGATCAATCGCCCAGACTCGTTAGCGCGTCCGAGTTTCGATGCGAATGTGCTCGAAACCGAACGGACGAAGCGGTCTCCGTTTGCGGCGTTTACGTTTGTGGATGTGACGTTTGGCACAGCGAATACGGATTACATCATCTCGCACACACTGACAACACCAGACCCCGAGGTGATTCGCTGGTGGGTAATACAGAATGACACCGCTGGAGTGGTCTATCGGGACCCGTCAGCATCGGGTGTCGCCCCACGCAACTGGGGAGAGGGGTATGTCGTGTTGAAGTGTTCGGTGGCAAATGCCAATGTGCGGTTACTGTTGTTTGTGGAGCAGATATGAAGAAACTAGTGCTTGCCCTCATGCTATCAATGCTCTCTCTAAATGTGCATGCTCAGATTGATCCAACGAATACCTTTTCCGTTGGGCAGATCATTACGGCAAGTGGGATGAATACAAACTTTGTGGACCTAGGAGCGTCTGCACTCAATCGTGCATCTGGAGGAAATATCACAGGGAACATTACCGTCGCGGGTGGTATCACGATTGATGGTGCTGATGTCGGTGCTTATCTGGCGACCAATGTCTATGCACAGGATAGCGGTGCGGCAGGCGACCCCTCGTTTAGTTGGGTGGGGGACACCGATAACGGGATGTTCTTGGGTGGTACAAATATTGTGGACTTCGCCACCGCAGGGTCAGCACGGATGCGAATCGCCGCAGATGGCACCGTAGCGATTAACTCCACCTCTGCGAGTGCGTTGGATATTGCAGGAGGATTAAACGCAGGATCGGGGAATGTCGCAATCATCAGCGCAGCAGGGAAAATCCCTGCACTGCATGGGGATTTCTTCGCGGATACAGCGGTGGCCGCGAGCTTGCTGACAGGAACGGTGGCAACCGCGAGACTGGGATCAGGCACCGCGAGTAGTTCGACCTTCCTCCGAGGTGATGGGTCATGGCAAGCGGTGACAGCGGGTGTGGCAGGCAGTGATACCCAAGTGCAATATAACAATGGTGGAGCACTGGGTGGCGATTCAGGATTCACATTTAATGACTCTACGAATGCCGTGACCATTACCGGCACCGCCGCGAACTCCCTTGATATCGGTGGGGGACTGAACGCTGGAACCGGGAATGTTGGGGTGATTAACGCTGCCGGGAAAATCCCTGCGATTTCATCAACCTACTTCGCCAGTCTCGCATTGGCGGCATCAAACCTCACCGGGTGTTGCCGGGTGTTGCAGATTGTGGAAGGCACCACGACAACGGATGCGAACACTGCGAGTGGCACCTATGCGGACACAAACCTCACAGCCGCGATTACGCCAGCGAGCACGGATAACAAGATTCTTGTCATCGTGACACAGAATGGTGTGGTGGCCTATGACGTAGGGGGAGGAGGACCGTCAGCAACCGGGATGGATCTGAAGCTCCTTCGTGATGCAACGGATATCGGCCTGATCGTCGGTGATGGGGCAAACGCCTATGATAATGAGGGGTCAAGAACGGCAGCATTTGTCGAACTCGACTCGCCAAGCTCCACGAGTGCGTTGACATACAAAACCCAATATCGCGTAGCGGGTGGGGGAGATAGTGATAGTCGTGCTCGGGTGCAATTGAATAGTTCTGAAAGCAAAATCATCCTGATTGAAATCGGGTATTGAGGAATTTTGGAATGCGTTTAGACAAGATTGATAACCTCGAAGATGTGCGCCAATGGATTTATGGGCATGACGCACGGTCAGAGGAGCGGTGGGAATACCAAGGGAAAGCCAACGAGACTATTGACCAGAAGCTCGCCTCGATCAACATGCGCTTGAGTGCATTGGAACGTCGGGTGATTTGGATTTCGGCGGTGTTCTCGGCTGGTGGCGCAGCAGGAGGATCGTTCTTCTTTTAGACCATGGCTACTAGGATTGCTCTCAATATTGATCCATATCTGAAGTCCTGGCCGGTACAGGTGCGTCAGAAGCGGTTCGATGTACCGCCAGCTCCAGATCAAGGTCCGTTGGATCTTGAGTCGCTCTTAGCGGAACCTTTCAGGCCAGCGGAGGATGATCGCACACTCCTCAAACGAGGGGCGAATAACATAGCGGATTTCCTCTGGGGCACAACTCCAGAGGAAACGGTGTTTGGTGACCTTATGGGTGCGCTCATGGGCACCAACCTCATGGTCTCGGGTGCAGAACGCGCTGTACTCGATCCCGTCAGACGAGCATTGCTGAATAAAGAACTTACATCAGAGATCACGAAATATCTTACAGATGTGCCCTCACAGCAAGCGACCATGCTGAATCTTGTGAAGAGTCATCCAAGAACCGCTGCGCTGTTCAAGCTCCGTGGTGGGACGATTCGAGCTGCGGAACCGTCATCTACACGAGCGATTGCGGATTATTCACCCACTCTCGAACAAATCCGATTACATCCAGAGAAAGCTCTTGATGCGATAAGTACGGTTGATTGGCTTCGGGCAAAACTTGCTGCTGACCCGACTGCGATTACGTCGGCAGGAGTGCAGAGGTTGCCGGGGCAAGATAGAATCTGGCGGCATTTGACGAGGATTGGACGAACGGAGGGGGTCGCGACCCCATCTCCGATTACTCACGAGTTTGGTCATGTCGGGCAAGGAATCTCTGGAACGGGGCGAAGGAAGATCGAGGCCGCGAGAACAACGACCGGACGGAAGCAACTCACGGAAGTTGAGCTGGGTGCTCGCATTACCGAAGCGAATCAAACCTTACGCCGACGCTTGTCAGAGTATAACAAGTTCGCAAAAGGACAGGCTTCTGTGCCTACCGTGCGGGTTTCCCCCGCTGATCGGATGAAGCTCGCACAGCACCATGCGCTAACTGATCCGGGGTGGCTTACATATCTCTATGACTTACCTGAGAACGCACTTGTGCAAACGAAGTCTCTCCGTGGTGGACGGGCGTTCACTGCGAAAGAGATTCGAGAGTGGGCTGATACTGCGACTGGCCTTGGGCCAACAAAAACAGGCGGGGAGGTGGCATTGCCTCCCGACCGGCAGGATCTCTTTTCAGCAGTAATGGATTGGTTTGGGGACTAAAAGATGACCCCAACGATTGATACGCTCCTCGATGAAATCCTGGCCCGAGAGGGATCGAAGGATACCAATGATCCAAATGATTCGGGTGGGCGTACCAAATTTGGAATTAGCCAACGCTGGCACCCAGCTGCGTGGGAAGACGGACCACCCACACGCGAAGCGGCGAAGGAGATTTTCTTTAGTCTCTATGTGATGAAGCCTAAGTTGCATCTGGTTACCCCGGATTATCTCTTGGGACAGCTTGTGGATTATGCCGTGCTGAGTGGGCCACATCGAGCTATCGTCGCGTTGCAGCATATTGTGGATGTTTCCGAGGATGGGTTGCTGGGACCGATCACCTTGGGCGCACTAGCAGCACAGGAACCACGTACGGTGAATAACGCTATCGTAGATCGGCGTGTGTTGCTCATGACACGGTTAGTACAACAACGACCAAAAGACTTGGTGTGGCTCTATGGGTGGGTCTCTCGGGCACTGAAATTTAGGGTATAACTATGGCTCTAGGTAATGGATACGGTTTGGTGAACAGTACGGGTGGGATTAAGCGGTGGGATGATTACGATGACCCGAATGCCTCCCAGTCCCAACAGGCGAATAGGAATGCCCAAGGGGGGTGGGATACAAATAATGATACTTCCTCAGGCGACGGGTGGGTGGCACAACCGGCGCAAGCAGCACAGCCAGCGGCGGGTGGGCGGACAGACAATTGGTCGAACTTTACCCTGAGTGGTTATGATGATCCGGGTCGTGACCCAGGTGAGCAATATACTCCGCAGGCCCCAGAACCACAGCCAGCACCTCAACAGACCCCCGGAGGACGAGGGAGACACCCAGGACCATCTCCATCCGGTGATACCGCACTGTGGAATTGGTGGCAAAATTGGCAACGTAATGCGAATGACCCACGAGTTGAAGCGTGGTGGGGACGGTATGCGCCAACAGTATATGGAGATCATCCAACAAATATACAATGGCAACCTTCGGCAAATCCTGCGTGGTTTGCACAGCAAGCAATAGACCCTGCTTTCCAATCCACGAGAGACCACTGGCTTCGTAACTTACAACAAGGATGGCATCAGGGATTTCTTCATGATCGCGACCCCTATCAAGAAGGCTTAACCTACTATAAAGACCAAGGTGGTGCTGATTACAATTGGACTGGAACGCAGTGGCGCACGGGTGTGCCAACAGGGTATCACCTTGATCCTGAAACGAGTGAGCTTGCAGGCTATAAGGACTGGGCTAAAGAAAATAACATCGTTGGTCCGTGGACAGCAGGGCATGCTGACTTTGCCAGTTGGCGTGATGATGCCCAATTCCGCAATCAGTGGGCACAGAATACGTTAGCGGCATTTCAAGCGCGGGGCGGTGGTGGCGGAATCTATGCCGACCCACCAGATGGTATTAACGCCGAAGATTCTAAGTGGGACCAGTGGCTTCGTACCGATGGGGGGAGAGACCATACCTCAGCGAATATCTTAGGGTTTCTGCAAACGCACTATGGTGGTCAGTTCAACAAAACAGGGTTAGCCGCCGCACTCCCCATAATGCAATGGCTCTTTGGGAGTCATATCAAAATCGTTGGGTCTGGTGGCGATAAGATCGACTTCGGTCCCCCACTTGGTGTCGTAGACCTTATCCGAGATGTCAAAGGCGAGCATGGTGGCACGGCGTGGATTTGGTTACCGGATAAAGATAATACCAATCTCCATGGTGGGGGAGG